ATGGTTTACTGGTGTTGTAGAGAATCGTAACGACCCTGCTAAACTAGGTAGAGTACAAGTTAGATGTCTAGGTTTCCACACAGAAGATTTAATTGATATCCCATCAGCAGACTTGCCGTGGGCTCATGTTATGCATCCTGTTACTGACCCATCTATGCAAGGTCTCGGTAACACACCATCCTTTCTAGTAGAGGGTAGTTGGGTCGTGGGATTCTTTCGTGATGCTAATGAAAAACAACAACCTGTTGTCATGGGTTCGTTGCCGGGCATACCAAGAACGGAATCAGATACCACCAAAGGTTTTAATGACCCAAGCGGTGAATACCCAAATGAAAATATTTTTCATTCAGGTCATGGACTAGAAGAATCAGATGTGTCAAGACTTGCAAGGGATGAAGATGCAGAGAATCATAGGTCTCTTATTAATCGTAGAGATACACAATTTAAAGATATACCTACGGCAACTAAACCAAATGTATCTACAGTATCAACTGCAAGTAAAGCAGAAACTGCTGGAAGTTTTGATGAACCTATACCTAGAGGATATAAGGCGGCAAACCTTTTAGAGGTGGGTGGTGGAAAACAAATTGGTAATCCAACAGGACTCTATCCTTTCAATCATGTACACGAATCTGAATCTGGACACATCAAAGAAGTAGACGATACCCCAGAGGGTGAAAGGTTGTACACACAACATGCTGCTGGAACTTACGAAGAAATTATTGCTGATGGTACAAAGACAGTTAAAGTGGTTGGTGACAACTATGAATTGATTGCTGGTAAATCTAATGTCTATGTGAGAGGAGATATTAATTTAACATGTAGTGGAGATAAGAGAGAACTTGTAGAGGGTGATTACATATTAGAAGTTGGTGGTAACTTCACTAGAAAGATTGGTAAGTCTGAACAAGTCAAGATTGGTACTGGAGAATCTGGTGGTAATCTAGAGGAAGAAATAAAAGGTAACCATGCATTTAATATTGCGAACTCTGTTGCTGGTGCAATCGGTACAACGCTTACAGGAACATCAAAAGATTTTGATATTACTATCGGTGGTAAAGAGACACGAAGTATTGGTGGGAGTGTTGATATTACTGCTACAGATAATTATCAGATTACTTCACTCAAGAGTGTAGGAATACTTGCAACAGAAAATTTAACAACCTTTAGTGTTGCTAGTACATCTATTATTGCTGGAACAAGTTTAGATATGAAGTCAACAGCTAAGATGACAATTAAAGCAGAATCTGAAGTTGATGTAGATGGTACAACTATTAATTTAAATTAGGATAATATATGCCAGGCGTAAGTAGAGATAACGATACAGCAGGTGGTGATTTAATACCATCACAGTCTACTGTTAAAGCAAACAGTAATGCGATTATCGTACATGGCGATAGTGTAGCAAGTCATGGTGTTGGTGTTCATGCTTCCCCAACTATGATTGCTGGTTCTAATAATGTTTTTATTGGTGGTGTTGCAGTTTGCAATACTGGAGATTCGGCTACTTGTGGACATACATCAACAGGTTCGTCAGACGTAAACGTAGGATAAGGGATTAAAAGAAATGGCAGACTTTACAAATTTAAATTTAGAAGGTGTAAATGAAAAGTTAAATAAATCTTTGACTGACGCCAAAGCATTAAAAGATAGTCTTCTTGCAAATCGTGGGGGGGATGCAAGTGCTGTTCTTGCAGCTCTACAATCTAAAGTAAGTGATTTAATATCATCATTTTCAGATATGATACCAGAGTTGCCAACTATACCAAATGTAAGTATGCAATCTGAATTTGCAACATTAGCTAAGTTTGATTTGTCATCACCATCTGGTCTACAACAATATACATCACGAGTTGCTAAGATACAATCACAGTTTGGAACATCAATGTCGGACAAAGGATTAGATATTAAATCTCTTGCCACACAAATACAATCAGGTGGGGATGTTGGTGACCTTCTTCCAAACCTACAAATACCAGCTGGATTAACTATTCCTGTTGAATTGCCAGCAGAAGTTTCTTTACCATCTACAGAATCTGTATCAGAAGCAGTATCTAAAACTAATAAAGCTGGTGTATCATTAGCAACTAAAGAAATAGAAGTTATTACAGATGAAGTAGATGGAGCAACAAAGACCACCCTGCCAACCGTAACAACCACAACTACAACAGATGCATCTGGAACAACCACAACTACAACGACAACAGCAGGTGGTGAAGAAACTATTAACACATCTGGTAATACTGAGGAAGAACAAAAAGCAATAGATGCTAAAAATATTAAACAAAAACTTATTTTAAGAACTCGTATATCAGGCACATTTAAAGACAGTAGCGGTAGAGAATTACCTTTACAAAAAATGACAGATGCAAAAATTGAGGAGTTGGAAGTTAGAGTGGGCCTAGAATATATATCAGGTGAATTACAAAAACAATATGCAAACAAACCTTTAAGTAAAAGTCGGACTCGAAGATTATTTTCAAGTGATACAGATGATGAAGGTGGGCAAACAGATGCAAGTTTCTTAGCAGCTAAAAATATGGGAGATTGGAATTGGAAAGATGATGATGAATATCTCATTTATGATTCAAGGTATAATAAACACAGGAAGACCTAGTCTTCTCTTATAAATAACATATACAGACTTAGGGAACTCACATGGCAGATTCGGCATACAAAGATGCTCAAGCAAATAATGACATCAGTCGTAATGTCAAACAATACTCTGACATAGATTTATTCTTTGGCAGGAATGTTGTTGGTAATGATATAAATAAAGTTACAGACATACAAGCAGTCAAGAGGTCTTTACGAAATCTTATTAATCTGAATACATTTGAGAAACCCTTTCACCCAGAAATATCTGGTGGGGTTCGTGAGTTGTTATTTGAAAACATGAATCCAATGACTTCAGCAGTAATAACAAGAAAGATAGAAGATGTTATTAATAACTTTGAACCGAGATGTCGTTTAGTGTCAGTAAGAGCAATACCAGACTTTGATAGAAACGCTTATAATGTATCAATAGAATTTTATGTAGTTAACGCACCCACAGAATTGGTAGACTTATCAGTTATGTTAGAGAGATTACGATAATGGCAGTAAATGATAAAAGATTAAGAGTAACGGAATTAGACTTTGATGCTATCAAAGATAATTTAAAAACATATTTAAAAGCTCAAAACGATTTTAAAGACTATGACTTTGAAGGTTCTGGTATAAACATTCTATTAGATACCCTTGCTTACAATACACACTATCTAGGATTTAATGCTAACATGTTGGCAAACGAAATGTTTTTAGATAGTGCATCACTTCGTTCAAGTGTAGTATCACACGCTAAGTCATTAGGTTATGAGGTGTCATCACCTAGAGCGCCGATTGCAGTAGTCAATGTAGGTTTAACAACAACTGCAAGTACAAAGACAATGTCGGCAGGAACAGCATTTACAACAAGTGTTGATGGAACAGATTATCAGTTTGTTACCATTGCAGATGTAACGGCAAGTAACACAGGTAGTTCAGTTCCCTTCGATAGTGTAAATATTTACGAAGGTAGTTATATCACAACAAGGTACACAGTAGATACTTCTGACGTTGACCAAAGATTTTTGTTAAGTGATTCTAACACAGACACAACTACACTAACAGTTAAAGTACAAACATCAAGTTCTGATACAGCATCTACAACGTATACAAAAGCATCAGACATAACACAATTGTCTGCATCAAGTACAGTTTACTTTTTACAAGAAACTGATGCTGGATTTTTTGAAATTTACTTTGGTGATGGTATAATTAGTAAATCAGTATCAGACGGAAACATTGTTATACTACAATCTGTAGTTACTAATAAAAGTTTATCGAATGGTGCAACTGCATTTAGTTCACCTACAAGTATTGATAGTGTATCTTCTATTACCGTTACTACAGTCTCTGGTGCAACAGGTGGTGCAGAATCAGAAAGTATAGATTCAATTAAATTACAAGCACCATTAGATTACGCAGCTCAAGGTAGATGTGTAACCGTAGATGATTATAAAACATATGCTAAAAAATTATTTGCAAACACTCAAGCAGTTTCTGTTTGGGGTGGGGAAGATGGAAGTTACGATACAAGTACAGGAGTGTCAAGTAACCCAGAATACGGTAAAGTGTTTATCTCAATTAAAAATACAACAGGTCAAAATTTAACAACTGTACAAAAAAGTAACTTAGTGTCTGCGTTTAAACCATTCAAAGTTGCCTCAATTACACCTGTTATCGTAGACCCAGAAACAACTTATATAATTTTAAATGTTTCATTTAATTATGATTCATCTGCAACAACTTATACTAAAGATGAATTGTCATCTTTGATTGCTTCAACTATTTCTAGTTATGATTCAACTGAGTTACAAGAATTTAATAGTTCATTCAGACATTCTAGATTAACAGGATTAATTGACAGTACGGATTCATCTATACTAAACAATACAACTACAGTTACTATGGCTAAATTATTTGCCCCTGTTGCATCTTCTTTATCATACACAATTAATTTTAATAATAGATTTTATAATCCACACGCATCTCACAATGTAGACGCTGGTGGGGTAGTTGCATCAACAGGATTTTATCTAGATAATAATACAACTACAGAATACTTTTTTGATGATGATGGTTCTGGTAATTTAAGAATTTATTCTTTAACTTCGGCAGGTGTTAGAACATATTTAAACTCTACTGCTGGAACAGTAAACTATCTTGATGGTACAATTAGTACAAGTTCGTTATTTATTTCAGCCGTATCAAATGTGGATGGTGCATCTTCAACACAAATTCGTATGACTG